GCGGAATATACATTTTTCTGGGTTGGGTGTTCTGGTTTATCTTTCATTTCTGCACAGCCATTGCTCTGGGTGTCTGTATTGTAATCTGGCGCTGGTGGCAGGCACGAAAACTGAAAAGGAGTGAAGCTTAAAGTGATATCTCAATCACGCTCCCATTTTCGCCGGACTGGTGGAGCAAACTGCCCTAGATGTGTTCGTTGAAAGAGCATGCCGCATAACAAGAGGCCCATATGGGCCTTATAAAATTACTTTGAGCTTACGACTTCGCACTCAGTTTCGTAATGTGGCTTTTTACTTAACAGGTCCATCTTAAACCGAGTCTCAGTTAAAGCTTTCATGCTCAGACGGTTCGATTTTATATAATCTCCAGTATTGTCATCAAAGCTCAACTCGCTTGCCAGGTTAATCCCTTTGTAGCTGAGTTTCAGGCCATGAAACTCCATAACCGCATTACCATCCTGATCCACATACTGATGGGCTTTTGTCCCATCTGCACATTCGTAGAAAAACTCTTCCTCTGCATATGAATTAGCGCTCAGAGCAATGAGCACAAGCAGAAACGCTTTTTTCATGATCCTATCCTGTCAAAATGAAGATTCTGTAAGCTTAATAATAAGTTCGCTGACATTTTACGCTTTGATATTCCAGAATCAAACGGTCATAATGCCCGTGTCAGCATGAACACCTGACAACCGGATTCTTGCGCCGCATGGGGACATATGGCGCATCTGCAACTGATTAAGCACACCTCTAACATTCTGATCCCCGCCACGCCGGAGACCAGCGATTTTCTGCATTCAAAATGTAAGCTGGGCGCAGTACTCGAAGCGGACTTCCGCCAGCTGCGTAACCCGGCCTTCCACCGTAAATTTTTCGCTTTGCTTAATCTCGGCTTCGAATACTGGGAGCCTACCGGCGGCGCGATCTCCTCAAACGAGCGTAGGCTGGTTACCGGCTACGCAAAATTCCTGGCCACGTTCGGCGGTAGCGAAGGTGCGCTGCTGGACGCCGCTGAGCAGTACCTGGCGCGCATTGCTGATAAACGTGCCGGAAGCATCAGCGCCTGCAAATCGTTTGATGCCTACCGCGCCTGGGTGATCGTGGAAGCCGGCCATTACGACGCCATCCAGCTGCCTGACGGTACCCTCCGCAAGCATCCCCGCAGCATCGCATTCGCCAGTATGGACGAGCTGGAGTTTCAGCAGCTCTATCGCGCAGCACTTGACGTGCTCTGGCGCTGGATCCTCTCCCGCGCATTCCGCAGCGAAGCGGAAGCCGAGAACGCCGCCGCACAGCTGCTGAGTTTCTAGGGATGATGGCGATGAACAAAATATACCGCAGCAGAAAATGGTTGGCCGCCGTCGGCCAGATCGAACAGTGCGTTCTCTGTGGTGCATGGGGCACTCAGGTGGCGCACCGGAACGAAGGGAAGGGCACAGGTCTGAAAACCGACGACTGCGCCAGCGCCGCGCTCTGCATTTGCTGCCATGCCAGTATCGACAACGGCAACAAGCTGACGCGCGACGAACGCCGCCAGATGATGGATCGCGCCATTGTACTGACCTTGATACAGATTACCCGCCGTGGGCTGGTGGTACCCGCATGAAAACCTACGACATTACGCCGATTGGCAAACCCCGCATGACGCAGCGTGATCGCTGGCACAAGCGCCCGGCGACTGCTGCTTACTGGGCCTATAAAGCACAGGTGCGGCTGCTGGGCGTCGCGCTGCCGGAGTCTGGTTATCACGTCACGTTTGTAATCCCGATGCCGAAAAGCTGGAGCCAGAAGAAGCGCGCGCAGTATGACGGGCAGCCGCACCAGCAGAAACCCGACAAAGACAACCTGGAGAAGGCGCTGCTGGACGCGATCTTCGATGATGACAGCAGTATCTGGGATGGCCGGGTAACGAAGGTCTGGGGTGAAAAAGGGCAGATTATTATCAAAATACATGAAGGAGCAGCGGCATGATTCACGCGGCAGAAGTTGGCAAACAAGGGGAGCATGCGCGCCTGCGTACGCTGGAGAGCGTCTGGATCCAGGGCAAGCTGCGCATGTGGGGCCGCTGGTCCTATATCGGCGGCGGTAGTGTCGGGAATATGTTTAATCAGCTGCTGACCAGCAAAGCGGTGAGCAAAAGCGCGATCAATGAAGCCCTGCGGCGAATGAAGAAGGCAGGCATATCAAAGCCCGAGCTGGAGGTGTTCCTCCGTGAAATGCTCAACGGCAAAAACAAAAGTGGCCTGGCGTTTTGCTCTGATGATGAGGGTTTAAAAATTGATGGGGTAATTAGCGCGGTGCTGACAAGCCAAGGGCATGACGGATTACTTGGCGTACTGGCGCAGCGCTACCGCTGGCAGAAGAGCAAACGGCAGATGGCCGAGGAATTACAAGTAAGGCACCCTGAATGGGGCTATATGACTTGCCGCCGTCGGATCGATATGTGGCTAAGTATGGCAGAATCGCTACTTTACACGCCAATATGTGACGCTTTCGGCACAAATAGTGAAAGATTTTACTTGCAAAGTGAGCCAGAAAAAGCCTAAATGTACGTATGCTTCGCAAAGCTGTATCGCAAGCGGTCTTAAAGACCAGAATTAACAAGAACCCGCCGCCGAGCGGGTTTTTTATTGCCAAAATAATGATAGTTCTTGCTGTATCTGATGTGAAAAAGGCATCCGAAGATGCCTAATAGTCAATGCTTGTAGAGTAGCACTCTACTTCTTCATCTCTTAAGAATTGGGATCGGGGGTCTCAGAACCAATATAACCCCAGCCACGCTTCTTAGCCTCTTCAGTTAAATAGACAATCAATTCCATGTTAGGAAGACGAGCTTGTCCACGAGCTGCTTGAAGCGTACCGTCCGGCCTGGTCCAGATGAACCGATACCCACGCTGTTCGGTAGCATTGCTGTACTTATAGATGCACCATTGGAAATGCAATGCCCATCCGTTTTCAAATTTCTTAGAAACACTTTCTACGACGACAACTCTAGCTTGTGTGGCCACTTATCAATTCTCATACAGTTAAGTTCAATTAAGATCTTAATTGACATTAATCCAAGCACTGGCCATTAGCAAGCAGTACTTTCAAACTCACACAGCACCCCGACCCTATCGGAGGTGAGAGAATGTCCCATATGAGCAAACTTGTAACCGGCGTCGCCCTGGGCACTTCTGGCGGCACAATCGTTAACGGGATCCTGACAAAGTTCAGCCCGGATGAATGGAGTGCGATCGGTGTGCTGGCGGGTATTGCCGGGATCATCATCACCGGGCTGGTTAACTGGTACTTCAAGCGCAAGGTGACGAACGCCCAGGTCAAAGCGCTGGAGAAGTACGGCCCCGCAGTCAAAGTCGGAGATGATTAAATGCCAATGACCAGCCGCCTGCGTAACAAACTCTTCGCCGCCGCTGGTGGCGGTGCAATGCTGATCGCTTCCCTGTTCCTCGGCGGGCAGGATGGTGTCGAAGGGCGCAAGTACGTGGCCTATAAAGACGTAGCCGGGGTGTGGACCGTCTGCGATGGCCATACAGGCCGGGATATCTTAAGAGGGAAGTCCTACACCGATCTCGAGTGTGACAATTTGCTGTGGAAAGACCTGCAGCCAGCCAAGAAGACGGTTGATAGTCTGGTCAAAGCCCCGTTAAACGAGTATCAGCGCGCCGCGCTCTACAGCTTCGTCTTTAACGTTGGCTCTGACGCGTTCTTGAAATCAACGCTGCTGCGCAAGCTGAACAAAGGCGACCATACCGGAGCGTGCGAAGAGATGCGCCGCTGGGTTTACGCTGGTGGCATGAAGTGGAAGGGCCTCCAGAATCGGCGCGAGATGGAGCGATCGATGTGCCTGGCGGAGGGGAAGAATGACCTTTGACTGGAAACCAGTTGTGTTACTGATCCTGCTGGTGGCGCTCGGAGCGGTGGCGTTCTGGTACCACGGAAAGGCCACTGACGAGCAGCAGCGCGCTGACGCCGCCTAGCACAACCTTCAGCTTGCGAACGACACCATTACTGACATGCAGACGCGCCAGCGTGACGTGGCCGCACTGGATGCCAAATACACCGGAGAACTGGCAGATGCCCAGGAAACTATCGATCAGCTTGAGCATGATGTTGCTGCTGGCCGTAAGCGGCTGCGGCTCAACGCAACATGTACAGCGAACGGAACGGCCAGCGCCACCAGCATGGATGATGGCTCCGGCCCCCGACTTACAGACGCCGCTGAAAGGGATTATTACACCCTCAGGCGACGAATCGAAACCATTACCAGCCAGTTAGCCGGCCTGCAGATGTATGTGCGTGAGCAGTGTGTGAAATGAAATGCAGGCATTCATAGGCATATGCCTGAAGGCAATGTAGTGTCTTGAAGTCTTCCGTTTATCGTTTTATTAAGCTGATGTAGCTTTTTCCAGAAGGCTGCCTGCTCACTTTCATGGAGGCCAGTCTTGCACCAAACGGCAAAGTGCTCACAATTGTTTGTTAACAATGAATATTTTTTCTCTCCAACTCTACTTCTGGCTCGTTCAATGACCTCGTCTGGTTCGGCAATTTTATACTTAAAGCTGTTTTTTAAAGCATAAGCACTTGCTGCACCAGTCATGGCTAAAACTGCACCAGGAATTAATAGCCTTAAAACATTGAAGCCGGGTTTATGAGAAACCAGGCTCGATTTGGATGTGGCTGCTCTTTCCTCGAGTACCTTCTCACCCTCGTAATGAATGGGAAATTTCACAACATGATAGCTTGACTGCTTTCTAAGGAAGTGCCTTATGTCAGTTACCATAATCTGATTATCGTCAGCGTTGTCTGATTCTAAGGATGTGTAATGAATGACTTCATCGTCAGAAACATATACAGCCCAGTGCCAGAAGTCCTTCCATTTGCCAGTACGCTTTATGCAAATGATGTCGCCAGGTTTTAAATTATTTTCGTGCATATTAATACCCAAAAGGTTATTCATTACCCTACTAATTTTGCACCTTTCCTATGCGCATTCAACGGATTTGTAACTACGGCAGGATGTTAAAAGCATATCCTACGGCGACTGAGCTAAACGCATATGTCAGCTGAAAAGTGTGTTAAGCCTCTAAAATTAATAATTCAAAAACATCCACTGCTGGTTTAATGACCTATCCTGATTGTGGTTAATCAGTGTGGAGGGGATATGAGACGGCCTTTGGATTTGAACAAAGTAGCGGTATGGCAGCTTACGTTCCGGTTCTCGACGGCAACTGACCCGGATGGCACAGGCATCCACTTTGTGCAGGCATTGGAGAACGAGCCGACGCGCCAGCTATATGACAGGATCTTCGATGAGGTTGATGCAGAACTGCGTGCCGAGTACGGTGATTACAAGTTTGAAGGCTGCGATATCAGACCTGCGTTAATGAAAGAAAAATGAAGGCCACTAAGAAGATAGGACCATAAGAGGACTGTAAGTATAAACAGTGCTTTTTTGCTGGTTTTAGTTTGATGGAGTATAATAGTTGAGCCATATGGCTAATAAACTAAGGATCCAGCAATGAAAAATGGCATTTATAAACTGGTTTTCAATACCAACGTTAATCTCAATGGTCAGCTCGATGGCATCCTCACCGTGAGAGATGGCCACATTAATGGTGGCGATTATGTTTGCTATTACCAGGGCATTTTGGATGGTAATCGAGCTACCATTAAGTCGGTTCCGCATAATAGAAACGACACCACAGCGTTTAATGGAAAAACCCCAGTTGACCTAGATCTCGTCATCGAAGAGTCTGGTGACGTGTACCGTTTCAAGGGAGCAGCTAAACAGAACGCTGCAAACTCTATTTATGGTGAGCTCCATTTTCTAAATGACTTAGTTTGATAGATTAATGGCAGACTAAGGGCGGTTTTAATGCCATCACGATGGGTTATCCTATCGTGATGGCTAATCATTAAAAGGCTGTTGGTAAAAGATTAAAATCCCCTGCGCTTGTGAAACTACCCCGGAAAACTTGGGTTGCTCCTTTCACTATGTCTGCTGTCTGTTCACTCATACCGCCGGGACAAGCGCCTCTGGGATCAGCACTGAGTATGTGTCGACCCGGTGCTAAATGCACCGTTACTTTTTCTTCTGGATAAAGCTTCGCCAAAGGCTTTCCATCAATGAAAACATATAAATTGCATAAGCTGCCCATTTGGCCTGCGTCACGCTTGATTATTACGCTTCCAGTGTCTTCGGCTGCTTTTGAATAGGCAGTTGTTAAAAGCTGGCTTCCTGAGACCTCTTTAGCCTGATCTGTTGGAACGGGTGTGTTAGAGCATGCAGCTAGCGCAGCAGCAATGCAGACAATACTAAGCCTCTTCATTTCTTTTTTATCCATTTTAGTAGTAGTTAATAATTTGCTCGCAGACAAGAATATTACTGCTTTCTGAGGAAGTACATATTGATTATGAAAGAGCAAAGACCTCATCCGCCACCCCTGTTAGTAGAAAACCCCGACTTCAAACCGTACATCCGCATCATTCCCGCTGAAGGCGTTCACGAATGGCTGCTTGCTGAGATCCTCAGCGATGACGGCAATCTGCATAACCCTGACCATACTCACCTGCTGGAGGCCGATCTATGTTTCCTCTGGGCGTCGAATGCCTTCGATAAGAAAGGGCGATCCGTGCTGGGCCAGGCGGAAGAGGTGATGATGCGCGCCGGTGGCTGGCAAAAAGCCCGCATGGAGCAGCAGATGCATGAATGGTTCGGGCGCATCCCTGACTTCATCATCACCCTTGCGGCAGATTACTGCGCTCAGTGTTCGGATCTTGAGTTCTGCGCGCTGGTGGAGCACGAGCTCTATCACATCGCCCAGGAGACGGATAAGTTTGGCGCGCCGAAGTTCACGCGTGAAGGGCAGCCGAAGCTGAAACTGCGTGGCCACGATGTGGAGGAGTTCGTCGGCGTCGTCCGGCGCTACGGAGCCAGCCGCGATGTGCAGCAGCTGGTGGACGCTGCAAACAATCCTGCGGAGGTTGCCCATCTGAATATCGCCAGGGCATGCGGAACATGCCTGCTGAAGCTGGCTTAACTTTTGACTGATTATGACAGGCAGGTAACCAATGGCGGCATTAAAAGGAGAGGTCAAAGCCTTTATCGTCCAGTCGTTAGCCTGTTTTGATACGCCCTCTCAGGTAGTCGAGGCCGTCAAAAAAGAGTTCGGCCTTACGATCGCCCGCCAGCAGGTGGAATCACACGACCCGACGAAAGCGAACGGGAAAGGCCTGGCGCAAAAGTGGGTGGATATGTTCCACGCCACCCGTGACCGTTTCCAGAACGAAATCTCTGACATCCCGATCGCGAACAAGGCGTACCGGCTGCGGACTTTAGATCGCATGGCCACCAGCACAGAGAAAATGAAAAACTTTGCGCTGACGGCCCAGCTGATTGAGCAGGCGGCGAAGGAAGTCGGTGACGCCTACACAAACAGGCAGAAGGTTGAGCACACCAGCCCGGATGGCAGCATGACGCCGAAGCCGACGACAATCAGACTGGTGGGAGTAGAGCCAACTAATGGAAAGCCAAGTTGACCTCCAGATACCCGCGAAGCTGGTCCCTGTTTTTGCAACTGAAGGTATTCGTTATCGCGGCGCGTATGGTGGGCGTGGATCCGCCAAAACACGCACTTTTGCCCTGATGAGTGCGGTTAAAGCATACCAGGCGGCAGAGTCAGGTCTTAGCGGTGTAATCCTCTGCGCCCGTGAGTTTATGAACTCCCTGGAAGAATCATCCATGGAGGAGATTAAGCAGGCCATTAGGTCTGTTCCCTGGCTGGATGATTACTTCGATATTGGCGAAAAGTACATTCGTACCAAAAATCGCAAAGTCGGATATGTGTTTTGCGGCCTTCGCCACAACCTGGACAGCATCAAGTCTAAGGCGCGCATTCTTGTCGCCTGGGTCGATGAGGCCGAATCAGTTTCGGCAACAGCCTGGAAGAAGCTGCGGCCAACCGTTCGTGAAAAAGGTTCTGAAATATGGGTGACGTGGAACCCGGAAAAAGACGGTAGTTCTACAGACAAGCTGTTCAGAAAGAACCCTCCGCAAAGCTCCATGATCGTCGAAATGAACTATGGAGATAACCCATGGTTTCCTGAGGTACTCGAAGAGGAGCGGCGGGAAGATCTTAAAAACCTCGATTACGCAGATTATGCATGGATCTGGGAAGGGGCTTATCTCGAAAACTCTGACAAGCAGGTCCTGGCGAATAAGTATGTCGTCCAGAGCTTTGACGACAATCTGTGGCAAAAAGCGGAGCGCTTACTTTTCGGTGCCGACTTTGGTTTTGCCAAAGACCCGAATACCCTCATCCGGATGTTTATCCTCGACAGTAGCCTCTACATCGAATACGAAGCCTACGGTACCGGCGTAGAGCTGGATGATATGTGGAAGTTCTACGCCGGAAAGGAAGGCGCGAAGCCCAAACAGCTCGAAGAGTGGAAAGTCACCGACGAAACGAAATATTCCGGCATACCGGAGGCGCGTAAGTGGCCTATCAAGGGTGATAACTCTCGCCCTGAGACAATCAGCCACGTTAAAGGCCAGGGCTTCAATATCTCCGCCGCCCAGAAATGGCAGGGCAGTGTTGAGGATGGTATCGCCTGTCTTCGCGGCTTTAAGCAGATCATTATTCACCCGCGCTGTAAGGAAACAGCCAAAGAGGCTCGCCTCTATTCGTACAAAACTGACCGGATCACCGGAGAGGTTCTGCCGATCATTGAGGATAAGAACAACCACTGCTGGGACGGCATACGTTACGGCCTTGACGGGTATATCAAGCGAAAAGGACAGATGGCAGGAATGATGATCCCTAAAAGATTAATACGTTAAGTTTTTACAGTTGAAACCTATTGGTTACTCATCATAATGAAGGTTCGGCACCGCAACGCGAGAACAAAATGAGTGGTTTTGATGATTTTCAGCGCCAATGGCTTAAACGCTTGAGTGACTTTGACCTTAAAGAACTAGCCGTGGAACTAAGGCTTATGGATGAAAGTTCCTCTCTTGAAGGGTATACAGAAGAGGAACGAGATGAATTGATTGGCGAAATTATTAGAGTCGAAGCTGAAAATGAATCTTTTAGAGAACAGGACGCTGCTGAGCAGGAACACTACTATCAGCAGAAGTTAAACGATCGCTTTTCTGACTAGCATTTCTAATTTATGAAAGGGTCACTTCGGTGGCCTTTTTTATTGCATGAACCCCACCAAACGGACCCCGGCATGAACAATAACCTCCAACTGGCCGTCAACCATGCGTTGGCCGATGCCAGCCTTGCGCGCGCCCGTATGCTGGCGGCTAACCCGACTATGGGACTGGATGCAAAGCGCAGCACGGCGTGGTGCGAGTACGGCTTCAAAGAGGATCTGACCTTTGACGACCTCTACAGCCTGTACCGGCGCGGCGGCATCGCCCACGGCGCGGTGCGCAAAATTACCAGCACCTGCTGGCTCAGCAACCCGGAGATCATCGAGGGGGAGAAGGCCGACGAAACCCGCAAAGTAACTGCATGGGAGAGCAAGGCAAAAGCCGTGTTTACCCATCGCTTCTGGCGCACCTTCGCTGAAGCTGATTTGCGGCGGCTGGTGGGCCGCTACTCCGGCATCCTGCTGCACATTCGCGACAACCTGGACTGGAATAAGCCCGCCACCAAAGGAAAGGGACTCGAAAAGATCACTGTTGCCTGGGCGGGCGCTCTAGTGCCTTCTGCATGGGACACTGGCCTGAACTCCCGTACCTACGGGCAGCCGAAGATGTGGCAGTACGTTGAACGCCTGCCGAACGGCAGCACCCGGCGCGTGGATGTGCATCCCGATCGCGTGTTTATCCTCGGCGACTATTCAGCGGACGCGATCGGCTTTCTTGAGGCAGCCTATAACGCTTTCGTCAGCCTGGAGAAAGTGGAGGGCGGCAGCGGTGAATCCTTCCTGAAGAACGCCGCGCGCCAGCTGAATATCAACTTCGATAAAGAGATCGACTTCAGCAACCTGGCCTCGATGTACAACGTCGATGTTAACGAGCTCCAGGAGAAGTTTAACGAAGCCGCTGTTGAGGTTAACCGCGGCAACGATGCGCTGCTGACCACCCAAGGTGCTACGGTGACGCCGCTGGTGGCCGCTGTCGCCGACCCCGGGCCAACCTATAACGTTAACCTCCAGACGGCAGCCGCCGCGCTGGATATCCCGACCAAAATCCTTGTGGGCATGCAGACGGGCGAGCGGGCCAGTACCGAAGACCAGCGCTACTTTAACGGCCGCTGCCAGTCCCGGCGCGGCGATCTGTCGTTTGATATTGAAGACCTGTGCGACAAGCTGGTGCTGCTGGGCATTCTCGACGCGGTACCACAAACGACGGTTATCTGGGATGACCTGAACGCCAGCTCCGGCGCTGAGAAGCTGGCATCCGCCAAACTCATGGCCGAGATCAATAGCGCGTCAGCAGGTACTGGCGAGCAGCCGTTTACGGGCGAGGAAATCCGCGTGGCCGCCGGGTATGAGGGATCACCTGAACCGCTGGGAGAGGATGACGATGAAGAAGACGAAGAGGATAAAACCTCCGATTCTGCCCGGAAACCTTAGCGACCCGACGGGCGCAGATCGACTCGAGCGCGGCGCGATGAAGGAGTTCTCAAGGCGGGTAAAGCGTATCGCAAAAGCCTACCAGAGCATCCTCGACCGCATACCTGCATCACCCGCTGTAAACCTTCGCTACACCTTCGACCTTGATACCTCGCTTCTGTCCATGCTGCTGGAGAACGCCTCCGCTCTGGTGGACGAGATCCTCTACGGCGGTAACGAGACGAATTTCTGGTTCTGGCGCGATTACGTTAACCAGGCCTACCAGCGAGGCACGGCGCAGGAGTTCGCCAGTCTGTCGCAGCAGTCAGCGGTATACGCCGCCGGACGGGAGAATCTCCAGCAGCTGCTGCTGAGTGAACCCTATCAGCGCCGTCTGCTGCTGGTGCGCACCCGCGTATTTGAGGAGATGAAAAACCTCAGCGCGCGGACGAAGTCGGACATGGCGCGGATCCTTACAGACGGCATGGGCCGCGGGCAAAACCCCCGCGATATTGCCAAACGGCTGACTGAGCAGACCGGGATGGAGATCGGTCGCGCAAAACGTATCGCCCGGACCGAAATAACCACGGCGCTCCGTCGCGCGCGCTGGGATGAGTCGGACGAGGCCGAGACCCAGTACGGCATCATGACGCGGCAGATGCACCTCTCCGCACTTAGCCCAACAACCCGCCGTAAGCACGCGCTACGCCACGCCCACCTTTACACCACCGAGGAGGTTCGGGACTGGTACAGCGTTGACGGTAACGCCATTAACTGCAAATGCACGCAGGTAGCCGTGCTGGTGGATGCCGACGGCAAGCCGCTTAACCCGAACGTCGTCGACATGGCGAAGAAGCGGCTGGAAAAGGTGCAGAAGGCCGGACTTGTCGCCAACCATCTACATTGCGGCTGCGGTCACCACCACGCCGCATAACAGCGAGAACTCAGCATGCCATCTCAGATTCATATCAACCATAAGGTCGATAACAAAGCCATTCGCCGCGAGACCTACAACGGCCGTGAGCACGTGGTGATCCCGAGTTACACCCTGCCGGCCAACGTCATCATGAACGAGGAGTTCTATCCGGAGGCGGAGATCAGCGCGAACTACCGGACACTGGAGGGAACCCTGGCTCCGCTGGGGCATCCGATGGTGGATGGTCAGTTCGTCTCTGCGTTTTCTCCTGAGGGGCTGAATGTGGGCTTTATTGGCGCGTGGAACCGCAACGTCAGCCTGCAGGGCAACCGCGTTTATGCGGAAAAATGGATCGACGTGAACAAAGCTAAGGAGTCCCCCGGCGGCGTTGAGCTGTTGCAGCGCATTGAGGCCATCGAGAAAGGCGAAACAACCGATCCTATCTGGTCCAGCGTCGCCGTTTTTCGTGAGCGCACCCCGGCACCCAAAGACCTGCAGGACCAGGGCGCGAAGTGGGTAGTGAAAATCCATGCCATCGACCACGACGCCATCCTGCTTCACGAGCTGCCCGCAGCAGGCCCGGAGAAAGGTGTCGGCCTGATGGTTAATGCCGACCTTGCCACGCCGCTAAAAGCGAACTCCGGCGCGCTGGTGGGCGAATCCTACCGGGAGCGAGAGCAGCGGCTTGATCGTGCGGCTAAGTCCCGGTTTGCGCCCGGCGAGAACGAATACGCCTGGGTGGCCGACTTCACCGACAGCCAGGTGGTCATCATCCGCAACGGGGGCAATGCCCAGGTGTTCGGCTACACGTCAGAGGGCGGGAAAATCACCTTCGACGACACCGGAACGCCGGTAGCCCGGCAGGAGTCCTGGGTAACCGTTGTAGCCAACAAAGTTAAATCTCTTTTCACTCCGCAGGACCAGCCTGCAACCAACCACCAAACGGAGGGCGACATGCCTTTAACCAATGAAGAAAAACAAGAGCTGATTACTGAGATCGGCAAGGGCCTGGCCGCTAATTTCGCTGATGCGCTGAAGCCTGTAACCGAGCAAATCACAGCCCTTCAGACCAACCACCAGCAGCTTGCCGAAACCCTCACTGCTAATTCCCGCGCTGAAGAAAAAACGATGCGTGACGCTGTGCAGGCGGTACACGGTGAGCTTGTGGCTAATGCCCTGTCAGGTCCGGCACTGAAAGAGATGTTCAGCAAACTGGGTACTTCCGCGCCACTGGCGGGTAACTCGGCGCAGACGCCTGCCGAAACCGGTGCTCCGGACCCGTCCACTTACTTCCCGGCTTAACTTCCTGCTTAACCGGCCCGCAACCAACTTTAAAGGAGACCGCGCATGGCATCCCGCTATCGTCGCGTAAATATCGACGGGCAGTCGCTCTTCAGGACTGAAACCCGTACCACTGCCGCTGACCTGTTGCCGGGTACCGCGGCGATCATCAATGGCGAAGACGAGTTTGCGCAGGCTACCGCGCTGACCGGACGCCTCTACATTATCGACTGCGCTTACCATCAGGGCCTGGGCATCCGTGATGCCGTCCCGGAAGGCGATTCTGCCGTGGGCAACTACGTGGAGGAAGGGCGCGAGCTAGCTCTGCTGTGCGTGCCTGGCGCGTACAAAAAAGACAGCCCGATCAAACTTGGTGCTGCTGGCCAGTTCATGCTGGCCACTGACGACACCGACGCGGTGATCGGCTACAGCCAGGACGAAGCCACCATTGCGGCAGGCGCTACCGATTTCATCCGCGTTCGTATGCGTGTCGGCACTGCCGCCGCAGCCGCTGGCGCATAATTTAAGGACACACGCACATGTATTTTTCCCGTGAAACCCTGGCGACTAACCGCCGCCTGCATCAGCACTGGAACTCCCTCTGGTCGCAGCGCAACATCTGGGACACCTCCCACCGGCTTATGGTCAACCAGTACCGCGGCGTAATGGATGTCGAAACGCTGGCGGCCAATGCCCTGGCGGGTGATGGTCTGGGGCGTGAGTTCTGGGCTGAAATCGATCGTCAGGTTATTCAGCTGCGCGATCAGCAGGTCGGCATGGAGATCGTTAACGACCTGATGAGCGTTATGCAGGTCCTGAACATTGGCAAAACCGCGAAGCTGTACACCGTTGTCGGCGATATTGCCGATGACGTGCAGGTCAGCCTGGACGGTCAGCCGCCGTACTCCTTCGATCAGACCGACTACGACAGCGATGGCGATCCTGTGCCGGTTTATACTGCTGGTTATGGTGTGAACTGGCGCCTTGCTGCTGGCCTGAACACGGTAGGTATTGATATCGCGCTGGATTCGCAGGCAGCCAAGATGCGCAAGTTCCATAAGCGTCGTGTTAAGGGCTACCTGGACGGTAACGCCAGCATTAAGGTGCAGAATTACCCGTCTCAGGGGCTGCGTAACCACCGCAACACTGCGAAGATTAATCTTGGCTCCGGCGCTGGTGGCGTAAACATCGATCTCACCACCTGTACGCCGGCACAGGCGCTGGCATTCTTTGGTCCTACTGGCCCGTTCGGGCTGACTGCCCGCGCGAACCAGGTCACCGCCTATGATGTCCTGTGGCTGAGTCCGGAAATCATGGCGAACCTGTCCAGGCCGTACACGATTGAGGTCGGTAACGGTGCTAATGCCATCGTGAGCGGTTCCGTTCTGGATGCCATCCGCAAGTTTATGCCGGTGAAAGATATCCGCATGACCTACGCGTTCAAGGGTAACGAGTTCCTCGCTTACGAGCGCCGGCAGGATGTGGTTGCGCCGCTGGTTGGTATGGCTGTCGGCGTCATTCCGCTGCCGCGCCCGCTGCCGCAGAGCAATTACAACTTCCAGATTATGTCTGCGGAAGGCCTGCAGATTAAACGTGACGACGAAGGCCACTCCGGTGTGCTTTACGGCGCTAACCTGGGCTAAGGAGAATTCATGGCTAAGTACGAAGTGATCCGCCCATGGCACGGCGTGACGGTCGGTGATGTGGTGGAGTTTGAAAGTCTTCACCCGGTATTAAAACCGAACGTTCGCCTGATGCGTGGCGATGCTGGTGGCACGCTCAACCCGGCAACGCCCGGCGCTGGCAACAATGGCAGTGACGGCAAATCCCGTAAGGAGATTATCGCCGATCGCCTGAAAGAGCTGGGTATCGAGTTTAAAGGCACCCAGGGCGCTGAAAAGCTTTCGGAGCTGCTGCCTGACGGTGAGCTCGAGAAACTCTTCCCCGCTGAATAACAGCCGCCGCTCAGGCGGTTTTTTTATGCCCCGTTCCGGCGGGGCTTCTTATTTCAGGAGTCAGCCATGGTAAATCCCGAACAGGCGCAGCAGTACCTCAGCGGTCAGGGGATTACCCTGCCTGATTTCGTGCTGGCGGCGCTGGTGGAGCAGGTAAACGGCATCGAAACGTGCCTGAGCCTGCATTATCCGGCCGCCACAGCGATGCTTATCCAGCTTTACCTGCTGGCGCTGATGGGGCTGGGGCAGGGTGATAAATATCTGTCCAGCCAGACCGCGCCAAACGGCGCTTCCCGGTCGTTCCGCTTCCAGTCTTTTTCCGATCGCTGGAAAGGCGCGCTGAACCTGCTGCGCGGGCTGGATAAACACGGCTGCGCGACGGCGCTCATCCCGCCTGACCCGACTGCCACACCTGCGTTTGGTGGCATCTGGATCGGCAAAGGCGGCTGTATGAGCAACGGGGGCCGCTGATGGGCCTGATATCCGTTAAGCAGCGCCTGCCGGAGCCGTTTACGAAAGTCTGGGTGCTGACCGACAGCGGCAGGAGGGTGACCGGCTACGTAAAAAGCAACGGCGAGTGGTTCATCTTTTGCCGTGAGATCGCCGCCACAAACCCGGAAATCATCCGCTGGGAGGAGCCTTGAGCGCCACATCAGAATGGGTCTACACCAACCTCTGCACTGTTTATCCACTTAACGGTTATGACGACTGGAGCAACAGCTATCAGTATGGTGAACCCTACCTTATAGCGAGTACATGGGAATCCGAGGCTAAAACCGTGACGGACGACAGCGGGAAAGAGTTCGTCTGTCAGCAGACTATCTATACCGAGTCGAAGCTGAACGGTGTGCTGATGCGCCTGCCGCAGCGCGATGATTATATCGCGCATGGTGATACCAGGAGTCAGCCAGATCCGCTTAAGGCATTTGCTGACAAAATTGTTGCCGTGCGCAGCGATGATATGAGCTTTTTCGGCGAAGACCCTGACTACCAAATCATGACATGAGGTGACTATGCCCGTAAAAGGCATTAAGCGCGTACAAATGAACGCTAAGAAACTGCTTAGTCAGGTTGCCGGGCCGGTGACAGAGCGGGTGATCACCGAGGTGATGATAGTCGGGATGGGTTATTCAGCACAGATAACGCCGATGGATACCTCCACGCTGGTGAACAGCCAGTTTCGTGAGTTACGCCCCATCCCCGGCGGCATGACCGGGCGTGTTGGCTTTACTGCCAGCTATGCAGCCCTGGTCAACGCAGCACCAGGCACGCTTAAAGGGCAGCCGCGCGCGAACGGCAACGGCAACTACTGGGATCCGAACGGCGAGCCCGACTTCCTGCGTAAAGGCTTCGAGCGTGACGGAATAAACGATATCCGGGCCACCATACGGCGAGGGTACAAGCTATGACCCGCAACGAGGTGTATGACGCCCTGCGCGCCTGGCTCCAGCAGCATGGTTTCGATACGGGCTATCGCGTGCAGAAGCGCTTTTTTTCTGAACGGCCGGATTCACAGAACGAGCGCTACCTCATCATTCAGCAGAAGGGCGGAGGAAGTGACGAGGAGGCGGTCTCCCGCGACTATTTCCGCATCATCCTGCTGGCCGGCCAGAACGATCCCGGTGTCGATGCCGTGGAAAATAATGCTGATGCCATCCGCCGGGCCATGAGCCTGGAGCATCAGATCGAATGCATCATCATGATGCAGCCAGTCGGCGGCATTCCCGCCTTCAGAACCGAAGAGGGCCGTGTGGCCTTCGAAATCAACTTCAGAACCATCATTTCCCAGTAACGGAGTAAAAACTTATGGCCGGATGTGAATCAGGTGCTTTCACAGGGCTCGCTGTCGCCGTTTATTACGCGATCGGCTGCCCTGAGGTTCAGCCAGCAGCGAACCAGTACAAGCGCCTCGGTATGATGCGCGGCAAAACCACGGGCGTGGAGTGGGAGACTGCCGACGCAACGGGCGACCAGAGCGCGGCGTTTACCCAGGAGAACGTCACCACCTATAAGAACGTGTCGTTCTCAGGTGACGGCGTGAGCCGCAAGGAGGCGATCTACGGCCAGCGGGCCATGAAACGCCACGTCTACAGCCCATCAGCGGAAACCAGCAACCAGCCGTATGTCTGGCTGAAGATCATTTCCCCGCTTGATATTACGGAGGGGCCGTTCCTTGTCATGAGCTGGCAGGACGAAGCGCCCCACGATGACGTGGCAACCTGGTCGCTGGAAGCCTCGAGTGCGGGCAATGTCGATGTGCGTGACGTGGGCGATACCATTATCATCACGACCCAGCCACAGAGCCGTACGCTGGAAGAAGGCGACACGCTGACACTGACCGTGGCGGCCACCACCAGCGGCAGCTCTTCCCTCAGCTATCAGTGGCAGCGCGACGGTCAGGATATCAGCGGCGCGACGGCGTCAACGTACACCAAAGCCAGTGTGACGGCGGCAGACGACGGCACTTACGCCTGCGTCGTGTCATCCCCAACGGCCAGCAGCGTATCCTCTGGTTTCGCAAACGTCGTAGTCACTGCTTAATTACGGGGCTTCGGCCCCTTTGAGGTTTTATGCAGGTCATCACTGATATCGGCCAGGCGGTGATCCGCACTGGTGGCCGCGAGATATTCCTCAATCCCTCTTTTCTGGCGATGTCGCGGACCGGCGCGCCGGAGGATATCGTCAGGCTGTTCGTCACCGTGCACGCCGGGCACTATCCGACACACCGTATTAGCGAGCCGGCGATCATGCGCGACGTGCTGGCCCGCTGCTTTGCAGAGATGGTGGCGGCAGCGGCCAGGGTGGTTACCGCCTGCTGTACAGAGAATATCAGTCACCTGATCGGCACATACAAGGTCACAACTAAAGGAAAGCTGTTCTACCGGCCCGGCCTGCTGCCGGTTGCCGACGTGATAGAGCTCGCGCGGCACCTGATCCGTCACGGTGTGATGGGCGACCAGCCGCCGGAGCAGCTAAAAGGGCAGAAAAAAGAGTATTCCAGCAAATTTGATGCCCGGTCATTTGTATACACTGCTGTTGCTCACCTCGGCCTGAGCGAGGCGGAAGCCTGGAACATGACAATGACCAGTTTCCGTGCCGCAATGAATGCCAAGTTCCCGGTGAAAGAGAAAGACAAGATCCCGACAGAAGAGGCCTATGATGAGGTCATGGACTGGGCTGAAAAGATGGTTGAAATCGACACGCAAAGGAATCACATGTAGTTCACATCCGTTTAAAATTCAAACTTACCTGAGAATTTCTACTAACTTTGGTAGGCCGCCAATGGCAGGGAAGTGATGTTAAGATGTTTCTGATTGCAATCAATGGAAACATCTAATGAAAAAGGTAGTTGCTGTTGCGCTTGGAGCGCTTTTATTATCTGGCTGTACAATCCGTGTTGCTGACATGACTGTTGGCAGCACCAAAAACTATAACCTGAACTCTGCTAAATTTGTGAAAGGCGCGCGGGTCACTGGTGAAGATACAGCACCAGTATTTATCTTCCCGCTGGGCATTCCAAACGTTAAGACTGCAATGGATCGCGCAATTGAAAAGAACCGCTGCGCAGTAGCTTTGTCTGACGTTGTTGTTACGCAGCTAAACCACGCGTTTATTGTTGGCCAGATTGGCTACCGTATCGAAGGCACCTCGGTAATTGACCGTAGCCAGCCGGGTTGCGAAAACGCTAACTGATAATTAAGCCACCTCAGGGTGGCTTTTTTGTATCCCTCATCTGAAATCAAAAAATCAGGCATCACGTTGCGCTGTCGTGCTCACCTGATAGGATTAGCCTCATCTTTTACTGATGGGGATAGCATAGTGAAACGGTTTTTTCTAATAGGATTTTTGGTTGCTGTATTGGCTGGATGCGCTCAAGAGAGACCACTTTCGTCTTACGATGATACAGGGCTGTGCACCCTGAAAGGCCAGGCAATGGGTTATGGAAATACTGATATCATCCCGAAGATACAGGCTGAATTTTCCCGCCGAGGAAAACTGTCAATTAGCCAGGCAGATTGTGATACCTATGTGCAAACAGGCCAGCAAGATGCGCGAGTTAAAATGAAAACTAGCGATAGCATTATTCAACAGTCAAACCAAACAATGACGATAAATGCCATCAAAGGTTATTGAGCACCAATTGAAAATGTAAACCCCGCCCCGGCGGGGTTTTTTATTGCCTGGAGGAAAGCAGATGGAAAACGTAGGTGGCATTTATTACGAAATCAAAGCCGATACTCATGCACTTCTACAAGCAGATAAGCAGGTAGAAAACATCACCAGTAATATGGAGCGCGGCTTTGAGAAAGCGGATGATGCTGCCGATGGGCTGAATACTGGGCTTAGCAAGCTGGCCTCTGCCCTGAAAGCATTGATCGCAGTTTCTGCACTGCGTGAAATGGCCCGCATGGTGCAAAGCTACCAAGAGATGGCCGAACGTGTTCAGATGGCGACCTCCAGCCAGGATGAGTTCGAGCGCGTACAGAAGCGCCTGCTTAATACTGCTAACGGCACTTATCGATCGCTGGCAGAGGCCCAGGAGCTTTATATCCGCAGTGCTGACGGACTGCGCAGCATGGGGTACTCCACCGAACAGGCGATCGACGTTCAGGACTCCATGTCTTACGCGTTCGTGAAGAACGCCGCGTCTGCCGAGCGTGCTGATTCTGCTATTAGTGCCTTCACCAAAGCGATAAACACCGGCACCGTATCTGCCGACCAGTGGGAATCCATCACCACTGCCATTCCGACAGTCATTAACGATATTGCAGCAGCCAGTGGTAAATCAGCAGCAGCAATCCGCGCCCTTGGGGCTTCAGGTAAGCTTACAGCTTCGGATCTTACCGAAGGTCTGAAACAATCACTCGATGCAAACACAGCTGCAGCTGCTGGCATGTCTAATAATCTGGTCGATGCCAGCGTCAGGATGCGGACCGCCGTTACCGCTATGCTGGTGGCAGTCGAAGGTCAGACCGGAGTGATTCAGGGCTTCACCAACAGCATCATTACCGCCGCCGATACGATCCTCAGTTTCTCTGAGAACTCCGAGGCTATGTCGGGCTACATCGACAGCGCAACACTCGCTGCCAAAGCTTTCGCCCTGGTAATGGCTGGACGTTACGCCGGATCGTTGAAGGATGCTCTCAGCGGGAAGCTGCAATCAATTGCTGCTACCCGTCAGCAGACAGCGGCAGAGAACCAGTCTGCCCAGTCGCTGCTTATTGCGGCTAACGCAGCGCAAAGAAAAACCCTTGCTGATAAAGAAGCGGCATTCTCAGCCGTTGCGCTGGCTCAGGCTGAGCTGAATGCCGCGCGTGGAAGTAACGCCGAAATGACGGCACTGGAAAACCTTAGCGCAGCGAAATCCCGCGCCCGGGCTGCTTCGCTAGCGCTGGTGGAAGCAGAAACCGCCCAGGCTGCAGCTTCTGCCAGAGCTGCGGCTGCGGCACGCGCTGCATCGGTGGGATTTGGCCTTGCTCGTGGCGCTCTTTCACTGATCGGCGGCCCAGCGGGTGTAGCAATGATTGCCGCATCCGCACTGCTTTATTGGTGGGAAACTGCCAAGCAGGCGAAGGAAGAGGCGGTTGCTTTTGCTGACGGTCTGGACAAGCTCAACAGCTCTATGAAGACGATGAGCAACACCCAGCTTAGAGGGGCTATAGCAGACGCCAATATCGCCCTGAAAGGGCTACAGGGAACCATAGCGGATTCAACCGATGAGATTGAAGATCTCACTGCTAAACGTGATGACTACATAAAGAAAGGGAGCCAGTTCAATACGACAGCAGAGCAAGGTAATGGGTTACTCCAGAAAGCAGCAGAGTTGACCAATCTGATAAACCAGAAAGAGCGCGATCGTGCGGAAAATCAGGACAGGCTGACTCGTACAGCCCAGGCCCGCGATAGCATGGAGACCACTCTTATTAACAATATGCTCACCTCGATGGGGATGCATGATCGCCTAATAGAGAAAGGTTCTACCCTTGAGCAGGTGCAAGGGGCTGTGGCCAGAGCCTTTGGCAAAACAGCCGATGAAATCAACCGGGCCAATCAGGCCGGGCAGAACTTCAATCCCAAATCATTGCAGATCGCCCCACCAACTGTCGATGGCGATAAAGTAATCCTGAACCTTGAAGAGCAGAACGAGCTTCTGAAAATACAGGATGAACGCCAGCGGGCAGTAGCAAAAGCCAGAATGGCGGCGGCTAAGGTTACTGACAACCCTAACCAGATCGCGTCTGCTGAGCGTCTGGCTGCAGAGAATTACGATCTACAGGAAGCTGAGGAGGCTCGACGCAAAGCCCAGCAGCAGAATGAACAGCAGGGCAAAAGCGCAGCCACTCAGATGGAGGCCAACGCCCAGAAAATTGCTGATTATAAGCAGCGCGCAGAAATTGCTGCCGGGGCAACACAGGATTTGTCACGCGAACAGGCCATGCTAAGGGCTGAGCAGTCTCTTAATAAAAGCGCTACGGCTGGGCAAATTGATGAAATAAGAAAATATGCTGCCGCTGAATGGGACGCAGCTAATGCTGTTAAGCAGCGTCAGCAGGCAGAGCAGGGGAAAAAATACGCAGAGCAGGAAATTGTAGCGGCAAAGATTATGCCTGATGCAGTTACCGGCGCTGTGGTAGATCCTTTAGCTCAAATCGATTTGCAGGAGCAACAGAAGCTAGCTGCTTTAGCAAAATACCAAGCTATTGATATCCAAAATGTCCAGATTTATGAAGACGCCAAAACTGCTATTCAGCAGCAGGCTTCCAATGCTCGTAAAAAAATAGCTATTGATGAAGCGAATGCTCAAGCCGCTGCGATAGGCTCAATTCTTGGGTCCGCCTCTCAAGGTTTCGATAGTTTGGCGACAATGATTCAAAACACCTCAGGGAAAAGCAGCGGCGCATACATTGCGATGTTTGCCGCAGCAAAGGCGTTTGCCATCGCACAATCGACCCTCAGTTTCAATACCGCCATTATGCAAGCTATGGCCGATCCTACAGCGTTAACACCGGCACAAAAACTTGCTAACTACGCTGCCATTGCCTCAGCAGGAGCCTCGCTTCTATCAAACATTGCCAGTGTAAGCATGAGCGGAGGCCGTCGCTATGGAGGCAACGTCTCTGCAGGCAATGCCTACCGGATCAATGAAAACGGTGAGTCTGAAATATTCCAGACGGCTGGTGGTCAGCAGATGTTCATTCCTAACCAGTCAGGAAAGGTCATTCCGGCGGATAAGGCTGGTACTGGTGGCGCGGCTGTCACACAGGAGGTGCACTTCCATATTCAGACTACCGGCGGCATTGATGACGCAACGATGGCAAGGATGGCGCAGATGATGAAGCAGGTCAGCCTCAGCCAGATCAAAGACCAGAGCAGCCGCCCCGGCGGCATGATTCAGCCGAGGACAAAACGCTAATGGCACAAACATTCACATGGACGCCGCAGCGAAGCTACAGCGTTGATCGTACGCCAAATGTTGCCGTCGTCAAGCTGGGCGATGGGTATGAGCAGCGGCAGGTTAAGGGCATAAATCCGCTAATGGCAAAATATAGCCTGATGTTTCGCGGTGTAGGCGGGCCATGCAGGGCGAATACGGCAAAGGAGGCTGAAGCCTTCCTGCGGGCGCGTATGGCGGTCGAGTCCTTCTACTGGACGCCATCCGATACAGAAGTGCAGGCGCTGTTTGTCTGCCGCTCCTGGGGCATGGTTAAAAACGGGCCGCTGTATGAACTGACGGCCACATTTGAACAGGTATCACGTTAAGCCACCTCCGGGTGGCTTTTTTTTATGGGAGATTTTCGTGCGCGACATTCCACCAGAGCTAATTATCGACAGCGTTGATGCCGGAGTCGGCGCTTTTATCGATCTCTTTGAGGTTGACCTGCAGCCATTCGGTGGCGACGTTCTCCGCTTTCATTCCGGCACAAACGGTTATTTCGGCGATGTCATCTGGCGCGGCCTAGCTTACCCGGCGTACCCGATCGCTATAGAGGGCTTTGAGTTTAAAAACGAGGGCACGTATGCCCGGCCAACAATGGCGGTCGCGAATATTTCAGGGCTGATTTACGGCATTAACCACGATTTTAATGATCTCTACGGCGTGGTGGTCACTCGCCGGCAGGTGCCGGTTAAATACCTGGATACGGTGAACTTCCCGAACGGTAACCCGGATGCAAACCCGACAATGGAGGCTGTCTCGCGCTACGTCGTGGAGGGAATGACCGAAGAGACGTTCGAGCAGGTGACGTATGAGCTGGCGACGCCCGTGGACTGCGATAACGCCATTATCCCGGCGCGCACCATTCTGGCCGACGTGTGCCAGTGGCAGTACCGCGGCACCGGTTGTAACTATGACGGTCCGCCGGTTGCTGATGAACGTGATAACCCGACCACCGACACGGCAAAAGATAAATGCTCACACCGCCGGTCCGGCTGCCGCTTTCGTTACCCGCGTCCCGAGCCGATGCCAATCAGTAGCTTCCCCGGCTCCCAGAAGGTGTCCTGATGCAGGAATTACTCGATTATGCGGCCTCGTCGCAGGATGAGGTATGCGGCCTGATCATTGATGGCACCCGGTTTTTCTCCTGTCGCAATATTCATCCCAGTCCGGAAAGCCATTTCCGGATCAGCGATAACGACTGGCTGGAGGCGGAGAAAGAGGGCGAGGTGACCGCCATATTTCACTCACACCCGATGAACTCCCCGGTGCTGTCCGGCGCTGACCGCCGGGCGCAGGTTGTAACAGGTCTGCCCTGGTGGCTGGCGTGCAACGGTGCGCTGCGTAAGTTCCGCCCGGTACCACATCTGCTAGGCCGCCGGTTTCAGCATGGCGTCACAGACTGCTACACGCTGTTTCGCGACGCCTATCACCTGGCCGGTGTGGATCTGCCGGACTTTGAGCGGACAGATGGCTGGTGGCTGCGTGGTGAAAACCTCTACATCAAAAATATGGCAGCCAATGACTTTCACCCGGTCCCTGCCAGCGATGCGCAGCCCGGCGATGTGATCATCCGCCAGCCATTCCCGGGCGCTGACCCCTGCCACGCGATGATCCTGCTTGAAAGCGGCAAGGTGCTTCATCACGACTGCGCCGGGCACCTCAGCAGGCGCGAGGATTATCGTCTGGCCTTTATGAGGCAAACCCACTCTATCTGGAGGCACGAAAGATGCTCCGATTTAAATTTAGCGGGCATTTACGCCGATATTTCAGCGAAATCGAATTAGCCGTCGATACACCTGCGCAGGGGCTGCGCCTTCTGCTGGCGCAGGATCGCGCCTTCAAAAAGGCTTTTCTGGCGACGCCTGTGCAGATCCGCATTGATGGCGATGAGCTGGACGATGATAACGCGCGCTTACACATGGACCGCCAGCTGGACAGCGGGGCCACCATAACGTTTGTGCCGGTTGTGGAGGGAGCAGGGCTGGAAACCGGCACCATTGTTGCCATCGTGGCCATCACGATGTCGGTCGCCTCGGTTGCTTACTCGCTGTACATGTCCCGCAACATGAAAACCAAAACCTCGGCCGAGGCAGCGGAAAACAACACGATCACCAACAACTCATTCACCAGCACCGAGAGCCGTGTCGGCCAGGGTCATCCGGTCCCGATTCTGCTGGGTGAAATGGTGGTGGCTCCCAACGTGGTATCCCTCGGCATCGACACGTCGAATAACCAGGACTGGGATATTTCTATCAGTTAAGGTGAACATATGTCTTCTGGCGGTGGTAAAGCAAAAACCCCCAAACTCCTCGACGATAACCTCAAATCCAAACAGTTTTACCAGGTGCTGGACCTCATCACCGAGGGGCCAATTTACGGGCCGGTGGATCAGGAGCACTTGTCCTCTTTCATGCTGAACAAGACGCCGGTTACCGACGCCCGCGGCAATATCAGCATTCCCGGTATCAGTGTTGCCTGGCGTCCTGGCTCAGAGTTTCAGAGCCCGATTAATGGCTTCGCTGCAGTCCAGGCATCAACCATCGTTAATGCGGATGTAACCTTTGATACGCCGCTGGTACGTACCGTCACCGATTCAGACGTGACCCGCGTGCGCCTGAATATCGGTGTTACCGGGCTGGTGCAGCAGGACACCAAGGGCAATCAGCAAAACAGCACTGTTACCCTGGTGATTGAAACCCGCACTGCTAACGGCGCGTGGGAAATTCAGAAGACGGTAAACATCACCGGCAAGATCTCCGGCGAATATCTGGAGGCGCACACCATTGATGCCCCGGATATCAAACCGTTCGATATACGAGTTCGCCGCATTACCCCGGACAGCGTCAGCGACCTGCTGGCGAACGGTACCATCTGGAACAGCTACACCGAAATCACTGACGACAACCTGTCGTACCCGTTCTCGGCTATGGTCGGGGCCGTAATCGACCGTGATCAGTACACTGACACACCGAACCGCACCTATCATCTGCGCGGGCTGATTGTCGATGTACCGGATAATTACGATCCGGTAACCCGCACCTATTCCGGGCTTTGGCTGGGCGGCTTCAAAAAGGCATGGACCAATAACCCCGCCTGGCTTTTTCGCGAGCTGGTGAAAAACGAGCGGTTTGGCCTGGCCCGGCGTGCCGGTTATATCGATGTTGATGACGGCATGCTGTACGTTCTGTCGCAGTATTGCGACCAACTGGTAAACGACGGCTACGGTGGGCTTGAACCGCGCCTGATGCTTAACGCCTATGTAACCGAACAAATCAGCGCGCGC